TTTAAAGGTGCCAACACCTTCGACTTCTGCTTGTTTTGAGTTAAACAATGCTAAGGGTGGATCTAAGAAATTAATCTATGATATACTCTTAAGTAATGCTTCTCAACAAGATCAGGCTGCTTTTACCGCAGTTGAGGTTGATATGGGTGGACGTTTTGATTTTGATCTTGCTGGTGGTTTAGGTATTCGTTCGCTTTTTGCGGGTAGTGTCTATGTACACACTACCGAGTCAAGAAGGTTCGATATAGCTAATATCACAGGTCAGCCAGCCGATGCGTTCGACAAAATAGAAAATATTTTGCTAGCACGGCCAAGTGAAGATCCTTATATGGCAACTGTAGTTGCTCTCCCCGAGCCTTTTAAGACTCGGGTTATCACTAAATCTGAAGGTTTACTTAATTATTATGGTAAACCACTGCAGAAGGTACTACAAAAAACAATTGCTTCGACAAGCTGGGGTTTCCTAGTCGGTCGACCTATCAGCGTCCAAGACGTGGCAGGATTCGGAGTACTTTGTGATGATGAATTGATTGTCTCTGGAGATTATGCTTCAGCGACTGATAGATTAAACCAAGACGTCTCCGTTGGAGCCTTGGATTCCGTTTTATCGGAACTACCAGTAGCTGAAGAGGCACGAAGAGTGCTTCTCAGGACATTAGTTGGTCAATACTTAAAGTATGACGGTGTGATTGTGGGGTATAAAGATGAGCCCGGCTTCCAAGAAGCGGAGGTACGATTACCGTCGAATGCTCAACAGACCAATGGTCAGTTGATGGGTTCGATCCTCTCTTTCCCAATATTATGTATCGTTAATGCAGCAGCGTTTTTAGCAGCCGCAAGGGAGTTTTACAATTCCCCAAAAATGCGTTTACAAACAGCAGCAGATCTCCACAAACTATTTATCAATGGCGATGATATCCTTTTTAAGGCAACTCAACGTTTCATTGACATTTGGTATGTGAAGGTCCGCATGTTTGGGCTTATACCCTCTCTAGGAAAGAACTATGTTTCTAGTCGTTTTTTTACGATTAATAGCATGCTCTTTATCCGTGAGAACGGAAGAGTCGTTTATAGACCATTTTTGAATGCCGGACTGTTATACGGTCAGACTAAGTTACTCAAACCAAAGGGTGAGGCACAGGTTAAATTCGGAGACTCATGTTCGGCTGTATTATCAGCTTTCATGAAGGGGTACGAAACTAAATCTGAGCTCATCGACTTGTGGGTTCTTAGAAACCAGGCTTCGCTGAAACAGGCGGACTTGGGTAGGAATTGGTTCATACCAAAAATCCTAGGTGGTTTAGGCTTATTTACATACAGAGACGTTATAGTCAATGCATGTCAAGCAAGAGCCGCGACATTTATCGCAACCCGCTCCACACCAGAACAGTTCTATGAAACCAAGTTTAATCTTGGATTAATAAAACCTACCGAGGAGGCACTTTTAGCACGACAGATTATTAAATCGTTGGGCAAGGATGCTCTATCCTTTGGGGGTAAATCATTGGATTCGTTCGAACAATACCTTTTAGCGGCTGACCCATTTGGGAAAGGCGGGGTATTGACCGAGAAGGACATTTTAGCAATGACTTACCGGGGGTTCAGAAAGTTGACAAGACTTTCGAACCAGTGTGGCTCGCTATCACCAATGACTGTTAAGTCAATGATGGCGTTTATGGAGCCGGAGGTGGGTTTATCGCGTGACTTTATATCATACGAATACACGAATGGGATACGGTATCTTGAGTAATTTCAGATCCGAATCGGGCCTCGTGCCCCGCTTAGAACTCTTTTGGAATACATGCTTACGCAC